GATGGACAGTTGCTCGTCCAGTTTCATCTTCAGTTCGTGTTCACCTTCTTCGGCCCGAAATGTGAGTTCGCCCCGAAGTGGTGCATCGTCAGAATATCCTCGGTGGATATGTAGGGATTTTAGTTTCATGTCTTGCTCCTGGTGGACTTGCATTCGGCACATTTGCCGCTTTCGTCAATCTTCTTGGCCTTACCTGATCTCAGGTGAGGACAAGGGCTAGGCTGGCGCGTGTTGCCCGGCCCCCAAGGGGGGCTCTGGGCAGTCACAGCCGGCTCCCGAGATAACCATCTTCGTCGGACTCATTTGCCACAAGCCATAGCTCAACTACTGCAATGCGATGTGGGATACAAAGTGTATCCCATACAGCGCGTGGCATAGATGCCCATACAAGGACAGCCAGTGTTTTGTCGGGCGGTAGTACCCAGCTCATGACCATTTCTCCTTTTCGGGATGAAGGGCATAAAGCCCAGATATTCGAGTGCGCTCTTCTGCTAGGTGGCAATGTACGCATTGTCCATGATGCAGGTACGTACCATGTACCCAGCAGAATGGGCCGTAGTCGCTAAAACAATAGCGGATACGGGCAAACCACAACCTCATGCACGTTTTCATACGCCTTCTCCTACGACGAGCTTGCGCAGCTCTTCCATTGGTGAACACAACAGGTCTTCCCGCCCAAAGTTGACGACAGGGATGTTGTGCGCTTGTGCGATGCGCAAGGCTTGTCCAGTTCCGCCCGCAACCTTACCTCCAGGTGTCCAGCACACAATGAAGTCCACCGGATCAATCAAGGTAAATCCAAGCACTTGGTAACAGTTGCGTGCGTGGAACTTACGAGCCGCTGGTGAGCAAGCAGCCCAACGAGGATGGAACTCAGCAGCCATCTGATAAGCGTCCTCACTTATGAACCACTGCTTACTGGGGTTGTTGTTGAAGCCCTTCCAAGGCAGGAAGATCTCCTGGTTATCACCGCAGAGCACACCGCGTTCAAAAGCAGAGTCAGCGCCGGGTGCGCCACCACTACGTAGTGTGTAACCGCGCCCTTCAAGACGCTTGGCAATGCTGGTGAACAATAACAACATCCCATCCGGCGTCTTGCGTGCGCCAATACCTGCGTATGCATTATTCATGATTTACTCCTTTCAATGAATTTGCGTAGTCGACCAACAACCGAGCGAAGCGAGGTTGCAATGCGTTCGGCACGAGTCATGCGTAGCACGGTGAAGCCCGTGGGCTCAACGAGGTACAGCCGCCCATCACGCTCAAGGATATCGCCAACGCTCGTGGAGCGCCGTGATGCAAGCGTGCTCAGCACGCCGCGGTTGTTACGCCAGTGACCACCGTCGGCAGTGCTTCCGGTGTTGGTGTCAGCGAAAGCGACCTCCAGGTCGCTTGTCGCCACAACAGCGGCTAGCACGTACTGCATCGATGTAGCGTGGTACACGTACACGTACGGCTTAAAGATAAGGTGCATCATGCTTTTCTCCCTTGACAGTGCAAGCACTGTCCATCAAGGTGCCAAGTTTGTACAGACTTGGCGCCGGTTTGCTCGACACAGCGAGCACAAGTTTCAATGGTTGCATCTTTGTATTTGGGGTTGCACACTGTGCAATCTTCGATGTCTAGGCAGTGCGTGCACTGCCAGTCATCGCCCAAATACTTGCGATCTGTTTCAGTCGTAGCCTGAGACAGAATGACACAGCCTTCCAGCGCAGGATGATTGAGCAAGTAGGTTGCAGCCAATTGATAGCTATCAAAGTATGGTGAACCATCAGCTTCAAGTAAGCCCAAATCAAAACAATACAATGCATAACGCATAATCATATCCTCTGGTTAAAGACAAAAAGACAATAAACAACCGAGTGAAGCGAGGTTGCTATTCGATCACGTAAAGCGGGGTCGTGCCCGGCCCGCACACACGAACAGGCGTAGCCTGGTCGGGTGTATGCGAGACGGTGCATCATCATGAAATCCTCTCAATGAAGGAGACGAGTACGTCTCCGTGGCAACGCGCCGGAGCACACCAGCAGACAAGAGTCAAAGACTCTTTGTCGCGGTGTATCTCCGCAAGGCGAAACAGCTCAGTAAGCTGAGCATTTGAGCCGCCCGCGTTCCAGATCTCTGTGAGCCACTGCTCGTAGAGATCTATGACTTGCGCCCTGTCGCCATCACGGCCAATCACAAAGGGATTGCCCAATGGCGACGGTCGCCCAATGTACTCACCGTTACCACGGTGAGTACGTTTACTAACAACAGCAATGCTCATACAGCTCTCCTCAGCTGTTGATGGAATAGAACAAGTCTTCATCGTCCTCAAGCGGCTCGATGTAGACGTCATCGCCTGTTTGCTCAAGTTTCAGCTCCTTGACGTAGTCAAGAGCTTCTAGAAACTCAGCAAAACAGCGAAGGCGTGTCGTCCACTGCCGTGGACGCGTGCTGGTTACAACTGCGTACATCATGAAAGTCTCCCAGGCGTGGAAGTCCACACGAATGTCGGCAGCAGGTGGCCCTGCATGCGAACCAAGTGCGCACGTTCGTAGCCATACAGCTTGGTGATGATGTTGAGCATCAGTGAAACTAATGCACCGGCAACAAGGCCAGTCATCATGCCAGCGTACGTGCCCAAAAACATGAGCACAAACACAGTTGTGGCACCGATGTCGACAAGCGTACGGTAGCCACAAATGCGGCGAAGGTTAAAGCGGGCAAGCACCAAGAACAGTGCAACAGCGCTAATCAGTCCAGCTTCAATCATTACGTTCTCCTTTCAGTTAACACTCGGAAGGACTGCAAGCAGCCCAACCGGCTATTACCGATATGGTAGGTACTCAGCCCAGCCACTCCTCGTGAAGCTCGAAGAAGCGGATGTGCTCGGCCTTGACGTAGTCAAGGGCAGCAGCACGTGAGTCGAAGTACAGTTCGTGTGCGTACGCAGGTACGTCACACGCCGTGGGGTAAAACCCAAACATCAAGATGTATAGCATTGTCAAGTCCTCTCTGGTTGATATACGGGAGGCCTGCAAGCAGGCCAACCGTATAGCAACTGCTAACTACGTAGGTCTAAGCACTCCGAGCAATGGCAACCATCTACCGGGGTATTGTAGTCATCATCTTCGTAGTCGTTGTCGTCGTCAACGGGCTCGTATGCCAAGTAGTGCTCTGCCTGTGTCAGGCAGATGGCACGCATGGTGAGTTCACCGATGCAACCACGGGGGTTGCAGGCGTCACGATTACGCGCATAGTCAATAAAGAATTGAGCACCGTGCCTAGAGGCAACGGGCAACGTGTCAATCACAGATTGTTGGTTAGTGTGTAAGATAGCGATCTCCTAGTGGGTGGTTGATATGCGGGAGGCCTGCAAGCAGGCCAACCGTATAGCAACTACCTTAGGCAGGTAGTACAACGAAGTAGGTACGATCGGGGAAGGCACGATGGCGTAGTTCGCAAAGGCGATTGGCGAGGCCAAGGTGAGAGACGGTGGTATCTACGATGATGTCAAGGTCATCATTGATGTAGGCGATGCGATACATAACACACTCCATTTAGTTAAGAACATAACCACAACCAACACCCGAACGTAGTGAGGGTGAAGACACACCCAACTCAATTAGTTTGAATCACGTAGTGATCAAACTCGGGGTTTTTCGGCGCTCCACCGCGCCACTCAGTCACCGAGTGACAAAGTCACTCAGTAACCAAGTCACACAGCACCAAGAGTGCACGTACAAGGAAACTTCGAAAGAAGGTTCCTTGAAAACCTAGCCAAACGACTGAGTGACGTAGTCACTCGGCGTTTTGTGGCTAGGTGACCTCGTCACGCAGTGACTCAGTCCCCCCCTATATAACCGGCTTTGTCTTTTTTTCACAGAAAAAAATACCTCAGTGATTTCCAGGTTTTTGTCCCACGCTGAGGTATTACTTGACTTCCGCAGCCCCCACCGCCATACTCCCTGCATATGGCCAAATTCGACACAATAACCTAATGAACGCGCAACACAATAACCTAACGATGGCCCACACCCCAATGTGCTCTTAAAAGCACTTTAACCGGCTTAAGGTGCTTTAAAGAGCAGATTAAGCTAGAATTCGCACGTCATATAAGCTAATAAAAGGACACCCCTATGAATTTTTCAGACGCACTGAAACGCATCAAACTCGGCGAACGACTCTTCCGTAAAGGCTGGAATGGCCAAAACATGTTCATCTTCCTCGTCGATGGCTCCCACTTCGAAGTCAATCGCAAGCCTCTTTTGGGCATCTACCCGCGCGGTAAGGAAATCACGTATCAGTCGCACATCGACATGGTTACCGCCAATGGATCAGTTGTGCCGTGGATCGCTTCACAATCAGATCTGCTCGCTGACGACTGGGCAGTTCAACAGTCATGAGGGGACTCTGCGCCCCCTCCGAGCAGGGGAACGCGCGGGATGGAGTTTGGCTGGAGCACAAGGAAGTGCTTCGGCTGTACGCACGTGACTCTGTCTGTGAACGCCGAGAGTTTCGCGCCCGCTGGAAAGGATTCATGTGGGGCTTCTGGATAGCCAGCGCCCTCGCCGTGTTTTTCGCGTCCGCCGCGGCAAGTGCCGAGGAGCCCGAGGAGCTGGAGAATGAGCGGTGCTACGCCCCGTACGCTCCGGAGTTGGTCAAGGAATTCGAGGTCGACAACATCGTGGTCACCGTGCACTGGTACGACTCCGTGGAGGAAATGACCTCCGAAATGGGCGACATTTTCGGCACCCGTGATTGGAGTGCCGCTTCTGACTGCGAGAAGAAGCCCGAATTCAATATCAGCTACTGCGATATCTACGTCGAGCGCCCGACAAGTGTCGACGACAACGCAACCATGAGTATTGGCCACGAGGTCCTGCACGGACTATTCGGCGCCTACCACGACTGAGTAACTTAGATCTCAGTTACCGAGTCACTAAGTTGACGATTCTTTGGCTTACGTACACCGTTTTTGGACAAAAATGAAACGATTCACTTGACGATTGAAAGGATACTGAAATGCACACGCCATGCTGCACAGTAGAGCAACGCTGCCTCCGATGTGACGCAGTTCGCGCCCAACGAGAAATAAATCGCCTCCGCGAAGTTTTGCGGACGACAATGGATGCCTTATTGGATGCCCACGAGGAAATCAAGGACCTGAACGCCAAGATTGCGAGGTTGTGCGCTGAGAATGCGCAACAATCTATCACTATTACGTTCCTGCACAACCGGATTGATCTGGTGCAGAAGGGCAAGATCTCTGCTGCTGCGATGCTTAGTCCCAGCGCTAAGTCGCTAAGTGACCCAGCGGCCGGGGAGCCCAAAACACCCATGCAGGGGATATTCTGTTGAAACCAATATTCTTGCAGACGACGCCGCACACCGGCACCAACACGGCCATCTACCTCTTTCAGCACCTCGGAGGCATCCCGGTTTTCTTCATTCATTTTGGGGACTGGGAAATGAGTGAATTTTTGGACAAAATTCACGGATACCGTGAACAGTTCGTATGGCTTCACACGGCACGGCCGCGGCAGGACGTTTTGGCCAGTTATAAAAAGCGGATGCCGGAGTACTCCAGAGCCCCCGAGCACCCCAACAGCGCTGAGAACCTGCTTGCGCGCAATTGGGCCGTGGAGGAGAAGTGGCACAGGGAGTTCTCGGAGGCCTTCGTCCTTCCGATCGGCGTGGACGTAACCTTGCAAACAGACGTGGCCAAGCTGGTGTTCAAGGCGTGCGGCGCAGAGGTCCCGGACACCGCAAAGCGCTTTCTGGAGACGTGGCCAGCCTACGGCACGTTCCCCACAGGCGAGCCGGGCGACACGCGCGGATGGGATAGCGAGGAGGAGATGATGGCCATGCGGGATGTCATGCGCGGCTACCGGGTTCTGCCCAAAAACCGCGGTGAAGATAAGTTGAACGAATTCATACAAGGACTGTCAAATTGATTAAGATACGAAATGACTTTCCGGCGTTTTCGAGCCGGCGAATCCACGTCAAACGCAAGGCCGGCCGCTTTCTGAAAGGTGGCGAAGAGGTAAACCTGGATCTGAAGCCGGGCGACGTGGTCACCATAACCTGCCCCAAGGAGAAGGCTGATGCCTACCCCCACTGAGAAACCTGTCGACACAGTCACTGTGTCACTTAGCGACGCGGACTTTTTGAACGTCGTCGGAAAAGCCATGGAGGAGGTCCTTAATAAGGAGTACTCCGGCAAGATCGTTGTCATGGACCTCAGGGCACGCAACATTAGCCGCGGGTCGATCAAGTCGTCCTTGCGCCGAACATGGGACGTCGAAGCTGTGTTCATCCCGGAGGACAAGTGATGCTGACAATCGTGGTTTCCATTATTGCCGGCCTCTCGTGGACGCGGTTCCTCTACCTCGGGTTCACGAATCAGCTGACTGACGCCAACAGCGTCGGCGTCCCGATCGTGTGGACGATCCTAGCGTGTGTCGTATGAACCGACGCGGTTTTTTTGGCGCGATCGCCGCGGTAACTGTCGCGATAGCGTTGCCTACAGGCTACACTTCGCGGAGGCTGACATGAGCAAAGGCGACAAGAAAGTAACGCAGCACGGAACAGTTGGCCGCAAGGTCTCCTTCGTCGGTGGACCACTCGCCGGCGACTGCCGGACTATTCCGGAATCAGTCGGTGAGATCCTCAAAGCCGAAGATGACAGCGACTACCACTACAGGATCTTCCCTGTGGCATTCTCACATGGCATGCCACCGTATTGGTTCGCGTATGACGCGCAAAAAGACCCCTCGGGGTTCTTGGTTGAAATGTGGAACGAGTATTGCCCTTCTGCGAAGATCAAACGCGGACAGCTGATTACGCAGATGGGCGCTGACCGTTTCGGTAAGTAATGTCTGCTAAAAACAAAGCTGCTCGCGCGCGCCAGTCGGCGCCGCGCCGTAAGGGCCTGCAACGCTCGGACCACGAGAAGAAGTGCACGTCGTGCCGCAAGACAAAGTCGCTTACGCAATTCAACGTGCAGAAAAGAGCCCTGCGCGCTGCAGACCCCAATAAGTATGCATCGCAGTGTAAAGACTGTCATAAATCACTCCCAGCGAGTAAAGTAGACCCCAACTTCTTTTCAGACATCAAACCACGGAAGGTAGGTTATGACCCAACAGCAGCCAAGCAATCAGTACGACGCAAGACAAGAATTAAAATACTGCAGTATCTTGCTGAGAAGGGCTGCAGTGAGTGCGATGAGCATGATCCGCGAGTTCTTGAGTTCGATCATCTCGATCCCTCAAAAAAATATAAGCCCATCAGTAGACTCGTCTGCACCGGTTATAGCTGGGCCTCAGAAGTCCTCCGCGCCGAAATCCGAAAATGTCAAATACTATGTGCAAACTGCCACCGAAAACACACCCTTATCCAGCAAGGCTACTACGCGGACCCCGAAGTCGTTGCCGCCCTGCAAGAAATCGATGCAGCCCGAGACAATGGGTCCGGAAGACTGCGCAAAAATTCGAGAGGGCCTGGAAAGCGGAAAAATTGACTTACGAGACATTTCCATGGCTACATGGCTGCAGGTGTCGTACCTGTCGCTGTTCAATAAGCAGGTCACCAACGGGGATCAAACTATTGTTTACAATGGAAACGTGTATAATCTCCACTTCTGCGTGAGCGGCGTCGTGCCGCCCGCGGATACAGTTAAACTGAAGGACAAGCAATGAGCGAAGAAAAAGAATATGACAGCGGTTTAAGTCCGTCCTCGACCTTAAAAGAAGTGTTCGATTTTATTAAAGTGCCTGAGGGCGTAAGAGTACACGCCGTTACTTTGGAGCAGGATCCAAAGGACACACGCATGATGCTCCTCATTCAGGGCGAGCATGAGACCGCCAGCGTTATAATGGCGCAGGTAATGACGCTCGTGAACGATCTGCGTGATTCTGAAAAGCAAAGGGAAGAAGATGACAAACCTCGCATCGTGCTTCCAGGATCTTAATCCTAAGGAGCGCATTTATTGCGAAAACCGTCTGTCAGGCCTATCTAAGGTAGCGTCTGCCACGTCGGCTGGATTCGCCGGCGCGAAGAAAATGGCGTACGAGATCGAAAAGCGGCCGCACGTTATGGAGGCGCTCGTCTCTGCGACGCAGGTATTCGCGGATGAAGTCGGATTCACGCGCCGGGAGGCGCACGACATGCTCATGCAGGCGTTTCGCGCCGCCGACACGGCCATGGAGCAAATTGCCGCGGTCAGAGAGCTGATTAAGCTCCACGGAGTGCAGGCGCCGGTGGTTGTCGAGCACGAACACACGCACACACACGAAATGAAGCTGGAGAACATGCCGCTGAAAGAGCTGATGCAGCTCGCTAACCAGAATAACCTAACGCTTGAAGGGGAATTTGAGCGTGTGGCCGATCGAAAGGTCGAGCTACTTGAAACGGATGGCAAGGATGCCGCAGGAAGCACTAAAATACCGAGCTGAATGCTCCGCGTGTAGAAAAATCACGCTGCATTGGGAAAAGACGGGCATTTGCTCGATCTGCGCCGATGAAGAGGGCAAAGACATGCTCGCGGCCACGCAAGCACAAGCTGCGATGGCTAAGCAGGCGCGGATATTGGAAGCGCGCCGCATTAAGAAGCGCAAAACGGCACGCGAGACCTATGCCAAGCGCGAATTGACGCGCGAACAAGCCGCCTCAGAGGAAATCCACAAACGCGCACTCGCCAAGCGGCATTTGCTGGCGTTCATCCAGCGGTACGAGCCGAATTATATCTCCGGGTGGGTCCACAAAGTCATTTGCGACGAGCTGATGGAGTTCTCGCGCGCGGTTTGCGCGGGTGAATCTCCCCGGCTGATGATCACTGTGCCTCCCCGGCACGGCAAGTCACTCATAGCGTCGCAGTATTTCCCTGCATGGCACTTGGGCAACCACCCCGAGCACGAATTCATAAACACGAGCTATGCGCAGTCGCTCCAGATGGACTTCTCCCGTAAAATCCAGGAGCTGATCAAATCGGCCGACTACCACCTGCTTTTCGGTAACTTGGGCATCACCAAGAAGAACGAGGCCATCGAGCGATGGAGCTTATTCGATTTGGATAAGAACGCCCGTACGGGGGGTGGGGTCCTAGCGGCAGGTGTCGGCGGCCCGATAACCGGCCGTGGCGCGCATATTGCGATCATTGACGATCCGGTGAAGAACCGGGAAGAGGCCGAGAGCCAAACCGTCCGAGAGGGCGCTAAGGCTTGGTACTCGTCCACACTTTACACCCGGCTGGCGCCCGGTGGCGGCATACTGATCATTCAGACTCGGTGGCACGACGACGACTTGACCGGATGGCTGCTCAACGAAATGGCGTCGGCGCAGAAGGAATTGAACGAGACTGGCGAGTGGCCAGAGGATGCTGACCGCTGGAAAGTCGTCGACTTCCCGGCAATGGCAACTGGCGACGAGGACTACCGGCTCCGTGGGGAGGCGCTCCACGAGGACCGATATCCATTCAGGTCGTTGGCGAAAATCAAACGCACGCTTGCACCGCGCGATTGGGCGGCTTTGTATCAGCAAAATCCGCAAGTCGAGGAGGGGGCCTACTTCGAGAAGAAAGATATTCGCTACTATCAGTCAAACCCCCCGGAGCACCTAGATATTTATTGTGCCGGCGACTTCGCTATTTCGAAGACAGATCAGGCGAACTGGACCGTTTTTCTCGTGGCGGGGCTGGATCAGGCCGGAAATATCTACATGCTCGATGAATTCCGCGGACGCTGGAACTCCAATGAGATCATCGATGTCATGTTCAAAATCCAGGATAAGTACCATCCGCGAAAATTTGGCTTGGAAAAAGGTCACATATCGCTTACTATGGACTCTTTCCTGCAAAGCAGGATCCGGGTTGAGAAACGCTACGACTTCCATTACGAGGAACTCAAACCCGGCAAGGCTGATAAGCAGCTACGTGCGCGATCGATTCAGGGCCTGATGGCGTACGGCAGAGTTCTCTGGCCAGAAGGCGCCCTGTGGGTAACCGAGTACATCAACGAATTGCTACGGTTCCCGAACGGTGTAAATGATGATCGCGTAGACGCCGCTGCGTGGCTCGGTAAGATGCTTGCGACTCAAACTTGGAGTGGCTACTCTCGCAATAAAGGTGAGCGCCGCAAAAAGAATAAGAGCTGGAAGTCGAAACTTGCCGGATACGTGGCCGGACGAAAAGGCCTAAACAATTCTATGGCGGCATAGCATGACGAAAGTTAACGAATTCGGTGGCGACGCCTTCAATACAGGCGACGTCGAACCGCAAGGCACGACAGAAGACGATGTAGTAAAAACTCAGTGGGCGGCGTATACGCGCGCCCGTGACGCTGGTCACCTCGATTGGGTTGAGGAGGCGCGTAAGTACGACGACTACTACTTTGGCAAGCAGTGGGACGACGACGTCGTAAATACGTTAGCGGCGCAGAAGCGACCATCCAACACGATCAACCTCGTTCTATCAACGGTTAACACAGTTGTTGGCACATACATAAAGTCACGGCAGGACATTTCGTTCCAGCCGATGGGCAAAGGTGCAAATGGAGTCACAGCGAGTTCGCTGCGGTTCTTGTTTAAGCAAATTGCACTGAACAACAAAACCGCACAAAAGGAAAAGCAAGTCTTCATGGACGGGCTTATCCAGGATCGCGGATACTTTTATTACTACCTCGACTTCTCCGACAATGTCGAAGGCGAAATCCGCGAGGAAGCACTCGATCCGACAGATGTTATTCTTGATGCCGGCGCGAAAGACTATGACCCCGAAACGTGGTCTGAAGTTTTCATATCGCGCTGGATGACACCGGAAGAAATTGGCGCACTCTATGGAGCGGAGTTCAAAGATAAAGTGTCGCTGGCAGCCGCTAATGGCACCTACGGCTTTGATTCCTTGGAATGGGAAGCGCCAAACTTTTCTGGCAACCACTACGACTCAGAAATCTTCTTTGCCTCGGATGAGGAAGAAGTAAAACGCGTCAAGCGTGTCCGTGTTATCGAGCGCCAACACAAGGTGCTTACGCGCACAGCGTTCTTCGTTGATCGTAAGACAGGCGATATGCGACGCGTTCCCGAGGGCTGGGAGCCCGAGCGGAGTAAGCTGTTTGCTGAAAAGTTCGATCTCTCTATTATGTGGAAACCTGAACGCCGCGTGCGCCAGACGATCACTGCTGACAGGATCCTGCTGCACGATAAGTGGAGTCTGTTCAACAGGCTTTCAATCATTCCGTTCTTCCCATATTTCCGACGCGGACGCCCGTTCGGCATCGTAAGAAACTTAATTTCTCCGCAGGACATGCTAAACAAGGTTACGTCGCAGGAGCTGCACGTTGTCAACACCACGGCGAACTCGGGGTGGATGTTCAAGACCGGCTCGCTCACAAACATGGATGCCGACGACCTTGAGCAGCGCGGCGCCAAAACAGGGCTGGTTCTTGAGTACGATGGCGAACAGGCCCCGGAGAAGATCCAACCGAACCAAATCCCGACCGGGCTCGACCGCATATCAGACAAGGCCGGCGTGTTCTTCCGCCAGATAAGCGGCGTCAACGAAGCACAACTCGGCGGACAGCGTTCAGATTCATCTAAGGCACTTGCCGATCGCCGCGAAGGCGGGATGAACCAACAGGAGATTCTGTTCGATAACCTCGACCTGACTCGCCAGTTGCGTGCCGAGCTGATGCTGGAAATCATACAGGCCTATTACACAGAAACGCGCCTTATCCAGGTTCTCAGCATGAACGAGGACGGTGATCTGGAGCAGACCGAACTGACGATAAATGAGCCTGTAGAAGTCGGCGGCGTTGAAGAAATCAAGAATGACCTGACGCTTGGTGAGTATGCAGTCGTTATAACGAAGATTCCGCGGAGAGACACATACGACGAAGGCGTGTTCGAACAGGCTGTTCAGTTGCGCGAATTGGGAGTGCAGATCCCCGATTTCGTGCTTATTCAGAATTCACAGCTTCCCGACAAGCAGGAACTCGTGGAACTCAGCAAAAAGATCGCTGGGCTCGCGGCTCCGACTGAGGAGGAAATGAAGCAGCAGCAGCAGATTGATGCGCTGCAGATGCGCTTGCTCACAGCCGAAGTCATGGAAAAAGAGGCACAGGCCACGGAGCGCCAGGCCAACGCGATACGTTACCAAGCGCAAGCTCAAAAGGCGCAGGCGGATCCGCAGGTCGATGTTCTCCGGATTCAAACGGAAGCCCAGACTGAGAACACCAAAATCATGGCGCAATACCAGTCTAATCAAGAGGACCTGTTTACGCGCCTTGAGCTTATGAGGAAGAAGAATGCTAGCGCTGAGCGCATTTCTCAGGTAGGATCAATGACAACGAGAGTCAAATCGGGCCTAGATCGCCGCGTTGGCTTGGAAAAGGAACTGTTGAAGATAAAACATCAACCTAGCGCCCAGCCTGCTAGTAAGAAAAAGGGCTGATAATAACTCGCCCAAGAGGCGTTAAAAGGAGTAGGACATGGGAAAGAAAGTCACGGCTGATCAGCCGGCGCCGAGCGCGCCCCAATCCACCGAAGATATAGAGAAGGAACGTCTCGAATACCTCGGTGGCACCACAGACGAGATTGATAGCGAAGACCTGTCCGCTGAGGACCGAGGCGATATCGCTGATCCCGCAGAGATAGAGAAGGCGGAAGCCAAGCGAAAAGAAGAAGAGGAGGCTGTCGAAGCCGCCGAGAAAGAGCAAGCAGACGCCGACGCTGCCGCTGAGAAGGAGAAAGAGGATGCCAAGAATAAAGACAAAGAAGGGTCCAAGGACGACGCCACTGGCGAAGACGATAAGGGTGACGACAAGACCGGCGACAAAGAGAAGGACGACAAAGAAGACGATGCCGGGGATAAAGCCAAAGACGATGATGCAACGCCTCCTAAAAAGGACGATAAGCCAGAGCCGCGCGGCATCCCGAAGAGCCGCTTTGACCAAGTAAATGAGCGCCGCCGCGTAGCGGAGGAAGAGATTGCGCGCCGTGACAAGGTCGATCAGGCTGTCGAGGCTGCTAAGACAGTCGAGAAGTACGACTTCGATAAGGCTGAGGACGAATACACGGAGTTCTTGCTTGATGGTAAGAAGGACGATGCTAGGGCCAAGCGGGCTGAGATCCGAGCCGCAGAGAAGGCCGAATGGAAGGCCGAAGCTATCGGCGAGTCCACGTTGACAGTGGCCGAGCAACAGTCGGCGGCAGAAGTCAATGACCTCACAGATCAGGCACAAGCACTGTACCCAGTGTATGACGGTAAGCACGAGGACTACAGCCCGGAGATTACTGCCAAAACAATGGCGTTCTACAATGGGTACAAGCTCACAAGGCCACCGGGCGCACAGACAGATGCAGACGCCATGGTCATGGCGATCGCTGACACAGTCGCGCTTTATGGCTTGGATGAGAAGTATCGTGCTGATGCGGACGAAGAGGGTAAGGACGCGGACGAAGAGGGTAAAAAAGAGGTCAAATTACCCCCTAAAGCGGAAATCGATAAGAAGCTCAAGGACGCTGAGCAGCAACCCGCGCCTGTACTCAAGGGCGGTGAGGGCAGTAACGACCGCGGCGCCGCAGTTCCGGATATAGGGGACATGACAGACGAAGAGATGGATGCGCTGCCGGCTGCAACACTTTCACGCATGCGTGGCGACGACGCTGGATAGCACTTTTTATACCGCAGGTCACCCCGACCTGCGGTATACGCCATAGCGTATAATTCTCCGGTATACGCCATAGCGTATAATTCTCCGGAATTATATGCCGTAGCGCTTCATCCCGCTCGGGAGCATCCTTATACCTAATTAGGTATATCCCCGAAATATGCCCGCTCGGGCATAAAAAAAGTGCTTGCGTATCTGGAAAGAACCGCGTTATAATCTCCTTTCGCCCTAGCCTGGCGTGAAACTCGGCTGAGCCCGCTGCTCTCTTAGCGAAACACGTATCCCAACGGAAAAGGGACGATAGCGCAGGATGCGCCAAACATTTTGTTTCGCTTAAATAAGGAGAGCCATAATGGCTGTCACAAACTTTAACGCACTGACATCCGAGCAGAAGACTGTTTGGTCCCGACAGATGTGGAAGGCCGCAAGAAACTTTGCGTTCATCACTAAGTTCCAGGGATCTGGTCCGAACGCTATGATTCAGCGTGTCACGGAGCTGACGAAATCAGAGAAGGGAACCCGTGCGGTTCTGACCCTCGTTGCTGACCTCGAAGAGGACGGCATCGGTGGCGATGACCAACTGGAAGGCAATGAAGAGGAAATCAAAGCGTATGACCAAGTCATTACGTTGGATCAACTCCGAAACGCCAACAAGCACAAAGGTCGCCTCGCTGATCAAAAGAGCGTCGTGAACTTCCGAGAGCAGTCGCGAGACGTGCTCGCATACTGGCTTGCCGATCGCATCGATCAGCTTGCCTTCCTGACCCTGTCCGGTGTTGCTTACTCACTGACTAACCGAGGCGGTACCCGTAGTTCCACTACGTTCGCCGGCTTGGAATACGCCAGTGCAGTGACTGCACCGTCAACCAACCGTCATTATCGCTGGGATGCGACGACTGGTTTGGAAGCAGGCTCAACGGCCTCTGTCGTTGCCGCTGATACTCCAAGCTGGGCGATGCTGGTTGAGCTGAAAGCACAGGCGAAAGTCAGCTATATCCGCGGTATCAAGGGACCGGGTGGACAAGAGTTCTACCATGTCTTCATGACGCCTCAGGGCATGGCGAAACTTCGTCAGGACGCTGATTACTTGGCAAACGTCCGTAACGCGGGTGTTCGCGGTAATAGCAATGAGTTGTTCAAGGGCACAGACACCGTCTTGGTGGATGGGCTGATGATCCACGAGTACCGCCATGTGTTTAACACAGTTGGTGGCACTTCCGGCTCTCAGAAATGGGGCGCTGGTTCGGACGTCGAAGGACAACGAGTTCTGTTCTGCGGCGCGCAAGCGATGGGCCTTGCTGACATTGGTGCGCCTGAGTGGGTTGAAAAGGGCTTCGACTACGATAACAAACAAGGTATCTCGGTCGGAAAACTCTTTGGCTTCCTCAAGCCGGTATTTAACAGCAACCTGACGTCGACAGACGAAGACTTCGGTCTACTCGTTTGCGACACAGCGATTTAAGGGAGAATCAGAAATGAGTATTCCAAACGTTGCACGACAATACCCGCTGTCAGTCTTTATCGACCTCGTGTTCGGTGACATACCAGTACATGCCACCGCGTACGCACTGTGCGCAATTCCGCAGGGCTCGGTTGTAACCCGTATCTCGGCGTACGTTGTCACTGCCTTCGCAGACAATGGCACGTTCGACCTGGATCTCGGCGATGCTACTGACCCGAACGAGTATAGCGGCACGATCGTTGAGATCGATGCTACGGGAATTCCCGCGAATCCCCCCGCAGTGTCTGGTTTCAAGACGACTGCTAGTGAACCGAATATATTGGCTACGCCAACATTCGGCACAACTACAGATACGCCTTCGGTCGGTGCCATGCGGATCCTGATCGATTACGTGACCTCGGGTCGCAACAACGAAAACCTCGGTTAATCCCGAGCTTGCCTGAGTCCCCGGCTTCGGCCGGGGATTCACCCTTTCAGGGCTGCTGCCCTCGTGTTATGCTCTGGTTTTCACAATAAGAGGATGCTGACATGTCAGTAATGATATCCCTGCGCGATATGCGCCTTTCCAACACGACCGGCCATTGCGTGCTGGTCAAAGCTCAAACCCCCACAATGATCCCTGACCCGCTCCGCGAGGACGCGATTATGGCAGGCATGATTGACTCTGATGAGCCATTACCGGTTCATGAGACTGACGATGGCGACGACGTGGCTCGTCATACCCCACTACCGTCAGAGTTACCCTCAGAGGGGCACATAAAAGGCCCGTTCCCGGCTGTGAAGCTGAATGATCCGGTACCGACGCCGCCAGAAACAGTGGAAGCCCCCGCTGTAATAGAGGATACTGGCGTGGATGATGCTGAGGCTTTGTCCTCAGCGATTCGGAAGATCCTGGTTCGAAATGACCCAATGGACTTCAAAAATGATGGCACACCGAAGGTGGTGAAAGTTGTGGGCGAAATGCCTCCGGAGTGCAAACGGCCCACTGCTACGCAAGTACTTGCGGAGTACGAAAAATTGCAGGATGATCCAGACCTTGCAATAACGGATTGAGATGGCTACAGGACAGGACCTGATAACGGAAGTACGTAGGATAATTCACGACGAGAGCGCGACGTTTCGCTGGTCTGACGCTGAATTGATTGACTACATAAATGCCGGCCAAAGAGCCATCGTGGTTCTTGTCCCCGAAGCCAACCTCGTGGAAACCGTTGTTGACTTGACAACCAGTCGTATCGCACGCCAGTCGTTACCCTCGGGGGGCATTAAGTTCATCAAGGCGACGCAAAATTACGCCGACGATGGCACGACCGCACAAGGCACTATTCGCTACTCGGAGAAGGATGCGCTGGACACGTACGAGCCCTCATGGGAATACGTGTCCACGAAAGCGGATGCTGCAAATTACTTCGAGCACTACTGCCATGACAAGCGGGAGCCGAAGGTGTTCTATCTGTATCCCGCTCCAGCTGCCGACGACAAACGGGTAGGAATACTTTACTCGGCGAATCCGGCTGAGATTACTGCCGTCGGCAACACCGTGTCACTTAGTGACGAATATCTTGAGTCCTTAGTTTCTTACATGACTTTTCGCGCGCTGACCAAGGAGTCACGCGAGACAATGCCAGACCAGTTTCAGAAAGACCTCTACGCTCAGTTTCTTGGTACCCTCGGGATCAAGCGAGCGACCGAGGCCAGCGTGAGCGCTTCAGAAGTTGCGCCTCCGGAGGGTGACTAATGTCCGTTGCACTTTCAACCCTGTACCCGGAACTCCGTGTTGAGTTACCCGGAATTCCCGAACCACTGCTGGTTGCGGCCACAAAGCGGATAGCGCGGCAGTTCTTCCGGAAGTCTGAGGCTTGGCGGTACGATCTCGACAACGTAATGGACTACACCATATCGGCTACGTTCCCAACCATAACGCCGGGCACAGACATACCTACCGATACGCACGTCGTGCGTATTGACACCGTGCGGTATGGGGTAACCAATGCCAGTCGTACGCTGCTGTTCGTGCCACGAGACCAGCTCGATCGGGAGACCCCTAGTTGGGCAACTCAGACGGGCACCTCTCCCAGGAACTGGACGAACGTCGCAGCTGGCACAGCGCAGATCGTACCGATCGCCTCCGCCACTGTGTCAACCTGTTTACATATACGGGCGATCATAGCACCGTCTCCGGATCTGGTTTCCCTGCCCGATTTCCTATTCTATGAGTTCGAAGAGACCATCAAGTTTGGTGTGCTCGCACAGCTGATGAAGGTGCCGGGAAAGGACTGGTCGAACGTCAACCTCTCAACCCTATACCAGAAGAAATTCACAAATGGCATAGGGGAGGCGAAGTCGAAGGCGCAAGCTGAGTATGGACAACCCAACCGCGAAATGGTTTATGGGGGCATCCCATTCAGCTCAGCATCCGCGCGCCGCGTTGACGACTACGGGAGGTAACCCGTGGCCGGATTCAAGACAGCATTCTTCAAGGGGCTCCGCCCCCGCATGTCGGCACTCAAACTGCCGGAAGGCGAAGCGGTTACGGCGACCAACCTGAAACTTGGGTCTGGCGACCTTGTGCCGTGGACTGACGTCGACGCCGGTACGGCTGTGGACGACACGTTCAGAAACAAGACAATCTACCGCTACGACAATGCCGACGCACCGGTGTGGTTTGAGTGGAGCAATGCTGTCTCCGTGGCCCGCGGTACCGTCAAGGGCGATACGCAAGAGCGCATTTATTACACTGGCGATGGCGTCCCGAAAATGACGTATCGGGACATCGCTTCCGCCGGTCCCGGTCCATACCCGCAAGCATTCCGTAAGCTCGGTATACCTGCGCCGACTGTGCCGCCGACTGCGTTAGGCAGTTCCCTCCCCGAGAGTCTCAGCACAGCAGAGCGCCGGGTGACCGCGAACACATTGTTCGCGAAGAAGCTTGAAATTGCTTTTGTGAATTGGGTTGTGTACCCCGGTGCTGGTACAGCTACCGCAGAGTGGACTCGGCCAGCAGGCGCGTTCACTGGCGACATCTATTTTGATATGAGTGTCGGTGACACGATCCGGATACTCGAAGTTCTGGACGAGCACACTGTGCTTCTCGGTTCTGCGACTGGTACCGGCGCTGTCGCTGAAACAGCGAACAACGATAAGGTCACTGGGAATGTCAATTGGGAGTTGATGCAGAATGAGGGCAACACGCAGACTGCTGATTGGGTTGGCTGGCGCGTTCTGGACGGGCTCAAAGTTACTATCCCCAATCACCTACTGCGAGTTGGTGACGTCATTCGTGTGACGCGCCTTGACTACAACAACATTGGTCTGTTCTTGACAATTCCAGCTAGCACCTTGTCCTTTTGGGAGCAGAGCTGGGCCACAGAGGGAAGTGTTACCGTGGACGGTAGCACTTTCACACAGACGGTCAAAGCTGTCGTCGGCGCCGACGCTGCCGGTGAGGCCAACTTCCCCACACTCAAGGGCAGCTTTTATTACGAAGTGGTCCGTGAGGCCTCGGAGGCAACTGTGCTTGAGGACCGTACGTACAGATATACGTACGTGTCTGCGCTCGGTGAGGAGGGTCCACCGTCAAGGGCGTCATTGGTCGTTCAGGCCTTGGATGGCGATGCGGTAGAGATCACTGGCATCGAGCCACCCCCGACTGATGGGTACGACATCACGACGATAAACCTGTACCGCACCAGCTCCACAGAGTCTGGCACGGAGTACCAGTTTGTCACAGAGTTCTCTGTCGCCGACTTGCTTGCAGGAGAGCCTCTTACGGAGTCTGTCAAGCAGGCGAACCTTGGAACAATTATCGAGTCCACCACATGGGACGGCCCGCCAGCTGGCATGCAGGGCATAGCAGAAATGCCTAATGGCATGTTGGTTGGATTCGTTGGGCGCACGCTTCATTTCTGTGAGCCCTACTTCCCGCACGCCTGGCCACCCGAATACGACAAGGCTGTTGACTACGACATCGTTGGCCTCGCTCCACTTGGTAATAGCGTCGTGGTCTTGACTGAGGGTAAGCCGTACGTGCTCGCCGGCGCTCACCCGCGGAACGCGAGCGCTCGCCCATATGAGCTTAAGCAGGCATGTGTGTCTGCAGAGTCTATTGCGTCCGACAAGGACAAAGTTTTCTATGCTTCACCAGATGGATTGGTGGAGATTAGCGTAAATGGCGCCCGCCTCGTTACAGAACCGTACGTTCTGAAAGCCGAGTGGGCCGCTTATGAGCCGACCACCATGGTTGGAGAGTTCCACGACGGCAAGTATTTTGGCTTCTTCGATGGCGAGGACAATGTGCCGCAGGCCCCAGCATCCGTGGCGGTTACAGGCACATTAAGCACTGAAGCTGGCGTGATTGCTGGCGCGCAAACGATCATACTCACACTCACAACGGACACGTGGCTCGATGCGGGCGGTTCCTTTAATGGGACGCGGCAGAGCATCATTGACGGGCTCCTAGCCACGACTGACTTCATTACTGGATTCAACATCGCAGTGCGCCCCAACATAGCTGTTGGTACAGTTGTACGTACAGATGCCACCACTGTCACTATTACGCTGGCCGCGCGAGCGGAGTACAGCATTACAGCTGCCGAAGCGGTAGGTGTGACTGTGCCGGCCTCTGCCCTTACGACTTCAACCATAGCGCTGATCGGCGATACGACTCTTGCCATAACGCCGCTTGAGGATTACAGCTCCCGAGTAATGGCTTTCTCAGAGATGGACGCTACGCTCGAAGTACCGTATGCGATCAGCTCTCACCTCGACATTACGGACTGGGATCCATATGCCGGTGTGGGTACCACATTCAAAGCTAAAGCAGATATCAACGCAGCAGCATACTCTCCATCATTGGATCGCTGGTTGGCTGTTGGACAGCGCGCCAACGATGCCCCTGCGGCACCTAACACACCTGTGTTCTCCACCTCCGACGATGGTGGCGTATCGTGGGCTGAGCGCACTAACGCGTACAACTTATTCACCGATACTGCTGTTGGGCCACTCGCGGCGATCTGGGATCCTAGGCATGCTACGTTTGTTGTCGGAGGTGCGAACCGCTCATTACAAGCGTCACCCGATGGCGAGGCCTGGACATCGATACCGGTTGATCTTCTTGTTCCGACCGCCGTCTCCATTTCAGAGTTTGCTCTATCGACTGCCGGAGTGCCAGATCACATCTATGGTATTTGTTCCAGCGCTCTTTTCCTGCTCCGCAGCCCGGATCTCAAGCTGACACCAGTCACCAACACGTGGACCAGTGTGCCAGTAACGTATGTCTCTGCGACAGGCTCCAAGCACATTGCTTCTGGTGCCTCAGTTCTTATCAGCATTGGCGCGGACGACACCGACATGGAGGTCTGTGAGACTGTTCACGGCGCCGCGACCGGTGCATCGGTTGGTGCGATCAACTCATACAACTGCCGCGGGATCACGTACGGCAATGACCTTTGGGTTACTGTCTCTAATGATTTCAAGATCGTTACTTGCGCCACTGGCGACCAAGGCACGATCGGTAACTGGTCTGGAATATCCGGCGCTAAAGCGGCTGGCGTCAACATGAAAGGCATCGTGTACGACGACGGTGATGAAGTGACGCAGGGCTATGGTTACATCGCCTTCGGCGAGATCATTGCCTCTGGCCTCGGTGTTGTGTACACCAGCCCGGACGCCGCCACGTGGACGCTCCGCTACACTGCGACGCCCACGATTGACATAGACGCCATGGCAGTCAAGTACCCCGAGCCATACCTAGGTGATGCGCTAACAGATTACGCGCCATCATATAATGGTGCGCAGGCTCCAACGGAGCTGGGCGATACGTATGCTAACTACACGTTCACCGGTGGAGCCCCATCAGGTTGTACTGCGATCGTCACCCTCACGGTTGAGTTTGAGGCAGCTGATGCCCTGATTCGTATCAACGGCGTGCACGCTGGGAACATCGTTAGCTCCGACGTTGGCGATAGCTTTGCGGAAGCTGGCGCGACAATATTCAACTTGAACGCTGCTGCGGACTCAGTGCGCATTACGATAACAGAACTTGACCACTCCGAAGGTGCCCAAGATGGGGATCAGTTCGGCAGGACCCGAGACGAGATGGTTGGCGTGCAGCCTATCTTCGGTCTCTCTGGAACTGGCCCACTCTACGATACCGGCGAGTTCGTGGAGGACGTGTTCTTCACGCCTGTGGCCGGGTTTGAGTATGGGTTCCAGCTAAAGGGCCTGACCAGCGCATACTACATTCTGCCTTCGTACGCTGATCCAGTTACCATCAACAGCGCAGGGTTTGCAATTATCACGTTCACTTTCCGCAGGACAGGCTATGAGGATATCTCCGTATCATATAAGATACACGTTGAATCATCGTCAACGAGTGCATCCAGCTAATGGCCGGCTACATAGTATTTGATCCAGCCAACAAAGAAGTCGGTCTCACGACCGGAGACGACGTTGCGGTTGGCTCATTCCTGGATATCCTCACGGATACGTTGTACTACACAGACGGCTCAGAGATATTCAAGTGGGAGGGCAGCCTCACAAGCGCGCTCAAGACATTCACATGGAAGTCGGCGAAGCATCGCTTCCCACGCGAAGTGAACCTCGGCGCCGCAATGGTGGAAGCAGAAAGCTACGCTGCTCTTACGTTCAAGCTGTATGCTGATGGTGTCCTGAAGCTCACTAAAACTGTGACCAGTGGAGAGCCGTTTCGGTTACCCGGTGGCTACCTGTCTAACATCTATCAGGTGCAGCTCTCAGGCACCGACACAGTAACAGGTGTATCCATCGCGGAGACCATATTCGATCTGGCTGCGGGGTAACCCATGAGCAGCTTAACGCTCACGTCGAGGCAAAAGAACCGCAAGCTTCCTCAGGTTGACGTCCCTGTCATTGATGCCAATGACGAGATGCGCCGTTTCTCTGAGAGCATCAAAGAGCACCTTCGCATGTACGAGGGCGATAGTGGTGCACCGAAGGAACGCTTCGTAACGATCGAAGAGCTTGAGCATGTTGGCTTGGTGACAACCAAGGTTCAGCAGGGCTTCGCGTCGATTGATAAAGTTCTTGGCGAACAGGTTTCACCCGTACCCTCAGTTAGCTCGTCGCCCAGTGTTGGCGGCGGCGGCACCGGCGGCGTGCGCACTCTACGTGCTCTCGACGACACGAAGGTAGATGGCATTAAGGGCGGTCAAGGCATTGTCTTTAACGGCATTGACTTCGTGCCAACGAACATACCAGACTTCGATCTCGGAAACGCAACGCGTTACGACATGATGTACTTCGATGGGTCGAAGTGGAAGCACACCAAACAAGAGCTGCAGTGGAACCCCAACGACGACTACCTGCAGCTTGCGAACGACCACTCCGTAAACTGGCTTGACACATCTGATGCCACGCAGGACTTCGTAAACTTCACATCGATCGGCGCAGCCGGCGCAGCGGTAGGTCATATCGTCAAGCACCTGAATGCCGGTGTTACGACGACCAGCGCCACGTATCAAGACGTGACCGGCGCAGTAGTTACGTACGCCGAGATGGAAGCGAACGAAGACTATGTCGTGTTCGTAAGAGCGTACGTAGGCAACGCGACCGACGGAAACGAGTCTGGCAATGGCGTCCAGTTGACTAAGGGTGGGGTCTTAGTAACTGGCTCAGAAATGATCTACGAGTCTCCTCACGGTGTCGCGGTAGATGATAACGGCATGCTGTACTACTGGGCCGGAGTTGTCGACTCAGGTGGAAGCGGTGACTTACAGTTGCAGATAAAATCTGGCAACGATGGAGTGGACACCGTCTTCGCCAATAACGTATCGATAATGATGATCAAGATCGGTGAGCTTGTACTCGACACCGATATTTTTCACAGCACTAACACCGCTCCTCTGGAACTAGATACCAACTACGCAGGCACGGGTGCGCAGATTACGATTGGCGATGGGGAGAGTGACTGGTTGGTATTTGGTTCAACGAGTGTAAACAACTGGTACGCTGGTGCCGGCAATATGGCTTACATGGAGATCTACGATGGTTCCACGTCGCGGATGGGCAGCGAATACTATATAGGAGATATTACCGACCAACTGAGCATGGGGGTCATGCACTTGTATCAGGGCATCGCATCTACGACGCTTTCTGTACGAGCCAAGTCCCAAGGCTTCGCGATTGACGAGATATACTCTTCCATCATCGCGGTTCGCGTGAGTGCGTTCAACGATTACCAAGCAGACTTTACGGCTGCCAGTGGTGCGTTCGCGGGTGGCCCCGGTAACACAGATGTATGTACGGTGGCCTTTTCTGCCGCCGCCTCAGACGATTACTGCTTGTTGGCATGCGGAACAGGCACCTCGGGCGCGGCATCGGACGCCCCCGACCCTCTCATCCACCTTG